TTTTCAACATTTCCATCTAGCCATTCCAACATTTCTGCATAGTCTGCACCGCTAGATTTGAATGTACTGTTGGAATATACACCGTTTGTATTTGTTACTCTAAAACAGTTACTTCTTGCATTGGGAGTTGAACCATTGCCTATAATAAGTTTATCATTAGATGTTATACTTATTTTGTTAAACTGCCCCATTACAGTTTGATAATTTCCTCCTGCTATTGTAAAATACCCTTGTGAGTGAGCTGCTGTTTTTGCTGCTATCGTAAAATACCCTTCTGCGTGAGCTGCCTTACAGGACGTAACATTTACAGTAGGTATAGCAAATGCAAAATATGGTGTAAAGTTTGAAGTAGGGAGATTTTGATTAAGTGTAACTTTTTTATTTGTAGTATCTACACTTGTAATAGTAACATATACTATATTATTATCATAATAACTACCATTCACAATCCCAATTTTGGAACCAGAACTTAATTTGTTAAATGTTGCACTGGATATATTATCAGTAGTATTAAATGTAATCGTATTAGTTGTTGTAGATTTTATTTCTATTATATCTTCAGATATTAATGACCCATATCCTTCTGCATGAGCCGCTACTCCTGCTGAAACAGTATAACCTCCTTCCGTATGGTTTGCAAGTCCGAGTGTTTTTGTATAATTTCCTTCGGCATGAGATGAACCACTTTCTGCAATTGACCCATATCCTTCTGCATGAGAATAATCTCCATTTGCCTTCGTGTTATTTCCTTCCGCATGAGCGAAATCTCCTGACACTGATGTAGTTTTGCTGCCTTGTGCTACACTTCCTTCAATTCTACCACCTGTATTTGAAAATCCTCCTAAATTTTCTAATGCTTGTGCAGCTGTCGTTGCACCAGTACCACCATTTGCTACAGGTAATGTACCAGTAACTCCTGGTGTTATATTTGCAGTACCATCAAAACTTGCACTACTTGTACTCGCTAAATTCGTTCGAATTGTTCTAGCTGTATACAATCGACGTGCATTTGCTGTTAACATTATCCAATGATTACTATAATATATAAATTCTACCGCTTGTTTTGCTTCCCATTGATTTAAAGGAGTATAGACACCTACAACGCATGATATTGGTTTTGCACCTGTATTATTTACATTTAACGAAGGACTACTTTTGGCATGACTATTTAAAAAATATACAATTATTCTAGCCCCTTCTGCTAATACAAATCCTGGTAAGTCAACTACCTTTGCAGCAACATCTGCTGCTGTTTCACACACTCCAAAATGTACAACATTTGCACTACCATCAAATGGCATACCGTCTATTGTTTTAGCAGTATTCAACTTAATAGCTGAATTAGCTACTCCACCAGCAGAAGAACTACCTGCATAATTATGACTATGTGACACATTTGCCTTTTTTGCTAATTCTTCTGTAATGGTTTCAGTGTCGGCTTTTTTGGCTAGTTCTATTTGCATGGTTTCAGTATCTGCTTTTTGGTCTAATTCTACCTGCATGGTTTCCATGTCGGCTTTTTTATTCAACTCTTCCTGCATTATTTCAGCGTCAGCTTTTTTGGCTAGTTCTTCTGCAACTATTTCTTTATCTGCCTTTTTATCCAATTCCAAAGCAATATTAGCACCATCTATTTGCTGCTGCAATAGTTCTTCTATTTCTTCCTTATCTACTTTTTTATCTAGCTCTGTTTGTACCTCTTCTTTATCTGCCTTGCCTGCCAATTCTTCTATTACTGTTTCTTTATCCGCTTTTTTCCCTAGTTCTGTAAGCATTTCCATTTCATTGGCTTTTTGGTCTAACGCCTGCTGTATTGTTTCAGTATCAGCTTTTTGATTTAATGCTTGTTGAACTACTTCAGCATTTGCCTTTTTTGCCAATTCCTCTACAACGGTTTCTTTATCCGCTTTTTGCTCCAACGCTGTCTGCACTTCTTGCGTGTTTGCTTTTTGTTCTAATGCTTGTTGTATTATTTCAGCGTCTGCCTTCGTATCAAGTTCTTGTTGTACTGTTTCTTTATCCGCTTTTTTATCCAACTCTGCAAGTATACTGTTCTCGCTTTCTGCTAAAACACTTTCCAAATAAGGTAAAGCTTCTATTTCTACAAACTCCTTCATTCTTTCTTCTGTTACAAAAGCTAATGCAGCATATGCAATATTTACTTTAATGTCATCTGTCACTAAAATGCTTACGGGATATTTTTTAATGTTTACTTTTCCATTTTCATAGGCATCTATATATTGCGGATATTCTCCCAATGAAGCATAATACAACAATATTTCATTTTCTCCATCTTTGGCAAATACACCAAACTCTTTCAACCAAAATCCTTCTTGCAATCCACCATTCAAATCATTTCTATATTCTACTATAAAAGAAATCACGCCATTTTTCACAACAGGTATAGTAGAAGTAGCTTGTGTCACTGGCTCTATTAAATCTGCAAACTGTTCTGGAGATTGTCCCTGCTGTAATTCTCCCTTTCCTACCATTACCCTCGTAATATTTAATTCCCCTGTTGTTATCAATTCTGCAAGTAATTTTTTACCTGCTTGTGTGATTATAAATCCCCTTGACAATGTTTTCGCACTCCTTCCTTTTAAATTTTCATTTCAGGCAATGTTGTTTGTTCTATTTCACACCAATCTGCCACTACATTCATCACTGCACTTGTTTTAAATTCCAGTTCTGATAATGTCGTCTCCATAATATTTTGAAATGTGCCACCTATATATACTGTTGTTTTAAATTGATAGTTGTATTCTATTTCTGTTAGTGTTGTTTCTGATATAGGTCTGAATACAGCACCACCTACATACACTGTTTTTTCTGGCAGTGGTAATTCCAATACACTTTTTGCTTCTAATATCAAATGTGCAGGCTTATATTTTTCAATGGTCTGATAAATATTTTTCCATTGTTCTTCTAATATTTGTCCATACAGTTCTACACAAAATGTATTTTTTGCAGTTCTTTCTAATACAGAAACTTTTTCTAATGAAAATGTAAACATCAATATTTGTTCTAATCTTTTAGGGTTCATAGGTGCTCTTGTTCTAACAGCAAGTAATATTTTTTGTCTTCTTTGTTCCATACTTATGTTTGGGTGTACTGGTAAACCGTATTCTTCTTCCCAATAATCTAATGCCCACGTTGCTGTTTGGGGCAATATTTGTTCTACTGTCTCATTTACCCACTTTACAAACAAGTCCCCTTGTACTCCCATTGCTTCCATTATACAGAGTGCCGTTTTTGCTTTATGATATACTGGTGTGATGTAGTCTAGTCCCTCTATTGCTGTTTTACTTGTCAATATTTGCTGTATGTCTTTACTTGTATATTTCATAAAATATCACAGCTCCTTACTGATAATATAGAAAAATAGAATTTTCCTCTGTAATAGCAACACAATATTCTGCAATTTCAATATTTACCACACCATCATTTACTTTTAATTCTTGGTAGTCCCATACCCCTTCTGTATAAATAAGCACTGCTCCCACTTCTGCATATTTGACTTCTGTATGTGCTTCTTCTGTTTTAAAATATTCTCTTAAATTTTTTAAAAATGCTTGTTTTACTTGTTCTATATCATATCCTTGCTCTAATTCTACAACTGCACTTACTTCTATATTAATAGGCTCTGCTGGTACTACACTCAAATAGGCATTGATAGGAGCAAGTCTTTCATACCAACTATCATATCTCATAATATGATTTTCTACTTCCTGACAAACAGACTGCTGTACTGGCATTCCTTCACTATCTGTCAGTACGATTGTAACAAGCCCTGTATCATCTTTTGCTGATATGACTTTAGCACATCCTACCCCTGCCACTTCTAATGCCCAGCGTCTATAGTCTGCTGGAGAACCTACAAAAGAATTTCCCAGTGAAGCGTCAAAATCCGCTATTCTTTGTCTAAAACTGTCTTCTGTTTCTTGCTCATATCCTCCATATGCTTTTTCTTTATTTACTACAGACACAATACCTTTCATAGGTTTTACCATAAGCAATATCGTCTCTGCTGCAACATTTCCTTTTTTTCCTGAAACAGAACAAATACATTCCACTTCTGCAACACCTGTTTCTGCTATTTCACATTCTTCTAGCGTATAAAACACAATTCCACTTTGTTCTGGTGTAGAAACAGTAGAAAAAGCAAACCCTTTTGGTATTTTTGTACCCATAATTCCCTGTATGGTAAGCATTGCTTTTGCATAACTAGCCTGTTTTAAAAACAAATTTCTATTTTCTCCGTGTCCCAGCAATATATCGCCATAAGAATATTTTGGTACAACATTTTTTATGGCTTCTACTAATGTAAACTCTATTGCTCTTGAAAATGCGATTGCTACAGGATAAAACAAATCACATACCCAGCCGTTTTCTTCTTTACTGATATTTTCTGGCAATTTTTGAAGCATTTCAGAAAGTATTTTTTCTGTACTGTAATTTTGTAAAAACTCTGGTATTACAAATGGCATATTAATACCCCCTTTCTACATAAAAATAGACAAGTTTTTCACTTGTCTTAACGTATCAAAAATGCTGTCAATTTTTTATCTTCTACCCACAAACCATTTACCCAAAATGTCACTTCTACACCATCTGTTTGCCATACAAATGTAAAATCATACACTCTTTTTGTTCTCTGATATGGGTCAGCTAAAAGTTCTTCTGTCACTGTTTTTTCGATATAACTTTGCTGTGCCTTTCTGTCTTGTTGTGCAAATGCTTCTTCCATTTCTACACCAGTTTGAGAAGAATATGCAAAAAATGCCCATCTTTGTGTTAACACTGTTTTTAAACACCACTGCACCCAAGTATCATAGGGAGTTGCTGTTTTGATTTCTCCATTACTATCTAATGCAATATCTCCTTTTTCAAAATCAAAATATAAACTTTGTTTTGTTCTATTTTCTTGTTTAACACCATTTTCTACTACTTTTGGTACAGCAAATGTTGGAAATAAATTAGCCATTTTCTAATACCACCTTTGCATTGAGTATCAAATCAATTACTACTGCATCTACTCCTACCCACGCTACAAGCACTCTATCATTTGGTTTTATCCATCTCATTTTATCAGGCAAATAGACATCATGATAGTGTATACCAGTGCTACAAGTGCTATGATTATGTTTATGATTTTAAACACTTCTAGTTTACAGTTGTTGCCAACAACAGTTATTGGGTTAAGAATAGCCGCTGGCAGTGTTAGCCCAAACGATATTATTTTTCCAACATTAATAGCAACCTCGGTTAGCACTATTAGCGGGATTATACTATGTAAAATTTTTGGTAAAATTTTTAAAGATAAAAAGTGGGCATTTATTTTTGCATCGGACGGATGATGTTTTCCTTTGCCTGTTTTTTTGTTCCGGATGGATGAACGGGAAGAAAATATCGTTATTTTTATCCGCCAAACAGGATGTTTCTTCCGGCTTGCGGGAGAAGTATTGTTTTATTTTGTTTTACAGTATATTACATAGCTTTTAACCGGATAAAGGGAAGAATGAAAAAACG